AACGTATTGAACCTCTGTATGTCTTAGGGTAAGGACGTATTACACCCCTATTTTCATATTCTAGCCACATGAGTGTAATATTCATTCTTCTATATCCTCCGCACCTTTTGCTGTCAATCTGTACTCAGCATCTGATATTGGATGTTCTGGTGAATCCACCATTCTTGCAATTCTTTTCTTACCTGATTTTTTAAAGTATACCCTGTATGTTGCGGCATGACCTACAACATTTCCTCCTATTGGTTTGACTGGATCACCAAACATGATAGATGGATCAGTTTGAACTTGATTAGTAAATATAACAGTGCATCTGAAATAATATGATATGTTTTTAATATGTGTCATAAGCCTAGCGATTTGATTTTGTCTGTCTGCTAGTGTCCCTCTACCTAGGTATTCTTCCCTAAATTGACCTATTGCACCATCCAAAACAACTAATTTTGGCTTCTTTTTTTCCATTGTTTTAGATAAAGCATTGACAGTACCTAGTAATTGTTCTGTGTTTGGTGTATAGAAATAACTTATATGTTTAAGTGCAGACAATAACTCTTCCCTTGTTTCTGCATATTCTTTTGCTTTTAATATTTCAATTATTCTTCTAGGTCTAAAGGTATCTTCACAGTCTATCCATACTACATTATCACCATTGTTAATACTTTCAACTGTTAATGTATTACAAAACTGTGTTTTACCAGACCCAAACTCACCATATACCTCATACACACATTCTGGTTTAATACCACCACCAAACAATTCATCTATTGCTACACAATTAGTTGGTATGGTAGGTAAATTTTCTTGATATTCCATTAAATCTATAACATCCATGTCTGATTTTCTTATCATATCATTATCTTCTAATATTTTCTGAGCATTAAAAACCCATCCATCTGCTTTAGCTTTGGTAACACCAGTTATCTCTGATATTTCTCTACCTCCCCTTATACAAATATCTATTAATGAAGAAACACCAAAAGTTTCTAATTTTTTGGTTGTTACCCCACCTACTCCTTCTAATTGACCTACTGATAAGTCTAATTCTGGTTCTTTATGAGATATTTCTTCAATCTCTTCTACAATAGTTTCAGACACATCCTTTTTAGGATCTTCTGCTATATTACTTTTATGTCCTTTTCCAAGTACCATCCGACATCACCTTTATTTGATTTGTTTTTTCCCACATTCCAAATATTTTTTGTCTTTCTAAATCATCAATACCTTCTGCATCAAGTTTCTTAAAGAACTCATTCATTTTTACACATCCGTTTTTATTTGCACATTGTTCCCATATATGTATATGTAATTGTTGTTTAGACATTCTACCAGTACTGCCAATTAATGTAGATTGTGTACCTTGTGATTTAATTATATCAATTCCAAAATTGTTAAACATATCAACCAGTAAATCTTTTACTGCATTAATATCATCTAACTCAACATGTTCTTTAAACCTTAGTTTAGCATGTGCCATAGATAGTCTAATCAATGCTTCAAGCTGTCTAATACCTATGTTTAATTCACTGTTTGAAGATTGTCTAAGTTTTTCATATATCTTGACTATTTCATCCCTTACTTCTTTAGTTATTTTAGGGGTGTATTTTTTTGCATCATTAATGAATGCTGATAATTCAAGAATGTTAAACCTACAATCATTATTGGTTTGGGTTTCATCAAATCCGTCAAGTATATGATTTGCTTTTAAATTATCTTCGGTTATATTTACACCATCTCTGATTAACCAAATGAGATCAAATCTTGACAGTAATGGGCTAGGTATGTTTATGTTATCCATTAATGATAAGTCAGGATCATAATTACCGAATTTTGGGTTAGCTGCCGCCATTATACTAGTCTTTGCATCCAATGTCAATGATATTCCTGCTTTAGCTATAGATACTGTTTGTTGTTCCATAGCTTCATGCATAGAACTTCTATCATCTTTTCCCATCTTATCAAATTCATCAATGAATGCATATCCACCAGAACATAAAGGTAATACCCCTGCTTGTGCTACCATTCTACCATCAGATAGTTTAACCATACCTATAGTAAGTCCTGCACTTGTTGAACCTCTACCACTGGTATAGACTGATTTTTGTGTTATACTTTTACCATATTTTAACAATTCAGACTTAGCCATACTTGGATCTCCTACTAAAAGTATGTTGATATCCCCCCTCTTTTTGGTCTTAACACCACCAACAAGTTGTAATAGACATGATAATTTTATACTATCATATCCATAAATGTCAGGTGCATAACTATGTATTAGTTTTTTTATGAAGTCTTCATCTTTTGATTCTTTAAGTAATTGTTCTTTAGCCTCTTTACTAGGTAATATGTCTCTATTATCATCCAAATCTGATATTGATAATATGTCAATCATGACTTCATGTTCATCATCTTTTGGTTTAATCATTGACCTAAAGATACCTATTATTTTCTTTCTTTGACCAATGAATGAAGTACCTACATTATTACCCACTAATTTACCATAGAATAATATAGGTGAGTTATTGTCTGCTGATTCTAATGGTTGTTGTAATAATATAGTCTGAATATCATCTGTTGTAAGATTTCTTTTAACAACATCCATTTTTGATCTACCACATCCAGCATTCATACATTGTAATATAGGCATTGTTCTATCAAAAGTACAACTTACTCTCTCAGTAGCAAAACATTTAGGACATTCAACATCTGCTGATTTTATATATGTTTTAGGTGCATCTGTTGCTATAACAGTTGCTTCAAAACATATTGTTTCACCCTCTTTTTTAGAGTTAATATCTCTCATAGGCATAGTATCTGTTGATGTTAATTTGATTTGTAATTGACTAAATGCAGTTTTTACATCTATTCCTACTAATCTTTGTGAAAGTATTCTTAATACTGCATTTCTAAATAATGGAATAAAATCACCTTGCCTAGATAAATAGAGATCAATAAAATCATCACTTGATATATCTACTGTTATTACATCTGTAGGTCTTATACTTGAAAGTTTATCATTCCATAATCTAGTATTAAGAGTCTCATATATTTTATCTTGTATTGCAGAGTCTGTATATGTTGTCATAATCTTTTTTCCGTTTCTTTATTGATTAGATTATTCAACTGTGAAAATCTCTTTTGTAATTTCTTGAAACCATCTGGTTTTAAATCATTTACATGTTTTTCCCACTTTAGTATATTTGCATAGAAAAGTGGTAATTCTGCTGTAACATCAATGTGATCAAAGTCTGTTATTCTTGCTGATGTTCTATTTTTCTTTACATAATCATCTGCTACCACTGCTAAAAACAAACTGAAACTCATATGTTCTGGTTTCATTCTATTTAGCGATTCAAAAATAGGGGAAGCAAATTGACCAACTGACAGTGTAACTGTGTTTCTATTGAACTGCATATATTGATATAATCAGTATCTTATTTAACACTTACTAGTTAAGTTGATCAAGTATTAGCTAACATGTGTTGTTCTTGTAAAAATAAGTTAGTTAAGTTATTAACTAAGTCATTATTGGTAACTTAGTTATTAGGTTAGTTAAGTTTTAAATGTTTACAACAAAGGAAAAATAATAGGTGATAGCGTATCTACACTTTTTCACCTACCCTTTGTATTGGTTTTTGTCCGCTGGGCATGCATAACACAGCACGATGTTATCCCCTCGGCTCTTCTGTTCGTGCTATATTCTTTACATATACATAATATATAAGGTTTACTAGTTATTGATTAGTAAAATATCATTTGTTACATCATCAGGCATTACTAATGATGGTATAACATCTCTTTCAACGAAAGAGTTAATGAAACCTTGAACTTTACTTGACTCTATATATGATTTAAGAACATCACCTTTCTTGTTTTTCCATGAAATTTCAATGAACATATGGTCTATTACAAAGTAAGAGTATTTAAGAATTGCTAGTTATATGAGATTATATAAGTCAGAATTCCTTGAAATTCTATTATCGTTTATAAGGTTTCTTAAAACATTGTGTAAGTTACCACTACTTTTTATCTTAGTAGTTGATAATATTTCTGTAAAAGTCAACGGACATTTAGAATATTCTAATGTTTCTATAACTTTATCAGTGTTTTTTACTCTTGGTACACGAATTGGTGAAGGAATCTGAGTATCTAGGGTACGTTTATTGTTACGAACTATCCTAGATATGTCCAACCACCTTACCATTCATTGCATCGATTGACAAAGTTG